CTTTTGCCCCAGCAGGAGGGGCGTAATAAAAATCACCAATGCCGTTAGCATCTTGTGCGTTTGCAGAGCCGGATGTTTTTCGGTTACCAAAGCTAGAATCTTGACCAAAGTTGAACATAAACGGTCTGGTATTATGTCCGTGCATCTGTGCGCCGACAGGATCTGTTTGGTTGTTCATAGTTACCGCAGTGCCTTGTGCAGAACCGTTTACATAAAACTGCACAGTTTTTGCATCAGTATCCACAAGCATACCGATAATGTCTTTATCGCCAACGGTTGCTAGACCGCTCTGTTGTTGACCATTTTGATATATACCACCGCTGGAATAGTAATGAATAACGTCATTCGCTACAACAATATTGCCTGTATAGTAATAACTAGCAGTTCCTTCTCGATTCATGGTGTCTGCCGTATATGTACCTAGTCCTGCTCCAGACGCAGTAGTTGCATCTGATAGTGCCTCTACGTACCATTTACCAGAATTCATAGGCGTAAGCATCGATGATTTAGCCGCATAAGAACCAGCACCCGAACCATCTTGGTTAGCGTGTAGATTGCCTTCCGTGTAATCTTGCGACGTTCCGCCTTTATCATTTGCCAAGATTACAGCAAAGCTGTTTGTTGGACTGTCTAGCACCACATCCGTTGCTTGTAGGCTAGTTACAGAAAAATCATTTGTGTTTGCAGACTCATCATCACCGATTGCGCTGCTGTCATCAAACGGAAGATAAAAACCGTTTGTACCGTGTGATCCAGTGTATTCTTTTGGAACCCAGATACCTGTCTTTGTTTCCGCAAAATTACTTGGTGCAAGTAGACTACCATCAACAAAATGAATTTCTGCCATGTAGCCGTGAAAATCGCCGCCCGGATTTGACTGATAAGTACGATTACCAATGTAGTGTGGGTAAGTAGTTTTGTTTATCGTTCTATACGTTGAAGATGTTGAAGCTGATGCAACTTGAGTTCCGTTCACATAAAGAACAATGTTCCCGTCCTCATCATATGTAGCAACGACGTGATACCAAGCTGATACATCACGAAATACCGCAGTGCTTTCTAAATTAACGGTGTAACCTACAGCGTTGCTAAACTGCTGATAACTTAATTTATCGCCACTTCCAAAGTAAAGACCCGCCGTGACATAGGGGTTTGAAGTTGATGAGGACGCAAATAAAAATTCAGCCGCGCCTATAGTAGACCGTTTAACCCATCCACTCCATGTCCAGTCCCCACCATTTGAACCAAACGTCCTTGAAAGATACCCACCTCCTGTTGGTTGAGGAAACCTCAAAGATTGGTTTATGTTGTAATCGTAAAAACTACTCGCGGCACCGAAAAACTGTAAAGCACCTGCACCAAATGGACCTGACATATCAACCCCTATGAAAAAGCCAATTGCGGCGCACCAAGCAGGATGTTTCCAGAGCTCTGCACAACATATGGCACAATATCCACTGAACTTGCCGCAGTAGACAGCGTTAAACCCGCCGCACCAGCCGTTTCGTAATCAGTTCCCAAAGTAACTGTTCTTGAACCAGTGCCATCTTGTATAAAGATAATAAATCCAGATTGACCTGTTTGTTCAGTAGACGGATTTGCTAAAGTCACATTGCCTGTTAGCGTCAAAATAAAATTTTGGTTTGCTTGAAAGTCTAATGTTACAGAGCCTGTATTACTTGTATCTGTATCAGTGGTAGCAAGAACAGTGCCTGTTACAGTTGCTCCTGTGCTGGTGGTGGCGAGTTTTATAGAATTATCGTGGTAAAGACTTACTGCCCCATCAGCTTCAAAAAAGCCCATAGTTTCGCCAGTGTATTTACCAAGTGTAACATTAGCATTTCCACGAAGAATTAACGCACCCGTACCGCTATCATCTACATAACTGTTAGACCCGTCATGGTAAATCTGTAAATCAGACCCTGCACCAAACTGTAGTCGGTCATCCGAAGCAGAACCACTGTCACCAAACTGCACCAAATTACCGTTGGTTGTTAACGTCCCACCAAGAACAGGACTAGCATCATTAGAAAGTTCAGGCACAAAAGTAGACGTTAAATCAGTTACTGCCGCACCCGCTCCTGCACCATCACAAGATATAATTGCACTTTTGCCGTTAAGCACGGTAACATTCGCACCGCTGCCTTGTGAAAAAACAGCAGACTCACCGGAGTTGTTTAATACAAAATACAGCTTGTCTGCATCATTTGGAGCAACTGTTATCGTGTTTGTTCCAGAGGGTGAGCCCCCTAAAACTAAAACTTTAAACATACCATCTGACAAAGAGCCATCTGATGTAGTCAACGTGTGCGTTGTCCCGGATAGCGTTATTGCGCCAACGCCGTTTATGGCTCGGTCAATGATATCAAAATTTGTGTTAGTGGTTGTACCCCAAGTACCGGCTTGATCACCGGTAGCCGGTTTTTCTATACCGTTGTTTAGTGTATATGAACTTGCCATTATGCCGCCACCTCAATCCAATTTGTAGTTGTGCTTGGAACAACCTCTTGCCATATTGTTACATTACCAATATTTCCTGTTGCAGACAATCCCACCGTATCAACCGGAATGGATACATTGCCCAACGCACTAACTAATTCAAAACTTGTAACCGAAACTCCTGTGACTGTAGATACTGTCGTAGTTCCTACCGCACTTGTCCCGGCGACTCCTGTGGCTGAAACAAGAGCCGTTCCTACAACTGACTCGTCACCAAAGCTTACCGTTCCGAGCAGGCCTGTTTCACTAACAAGAGCTCCTGCACCCGCTACCACGTTACCAACAGCCCCGGTTCCCGCTAAACCTGTTACTGTAAATTGAATTTGTGAGGTGGTAACAATAGTGACGTTATTTAAAGCCGTTGTTCCCGCTAAACCTGTAGCATCAACAGGAATTGGATTACTCCAAGTCCCCGCACCCCAAGTGCTTCTACCCCATCCGGTGATGTTAGCCGCACTCATGGATTACTCCATTAAGCTATACGGATAATTGCACTAGATGCGTTTGCAGTTGGAAACTGAATAGTGAAAGTGCCGGAAGTAGAAGTTTTATTAGACGTAAAATCTAAAACAGCTACAGCTTTATTAGAAGCAGATGAGTTATAAATCAACGCACCCATCGCTGTAATGGTAGCTGTAGTAAAACTTAAATCAGCAAAATCTGTAAACCCAGTTGTTCCAGAAGTTGTCGGGTCAACCCTTGTTAAACTTCCTCCGCCAGTGGTATATGTTCCACTTGAAGCAACTTCGCCAGTGGTTGTAAAAGCGGTGGTTGTTGCTCCTAATGTAGCCGTTGTTGAAGACTTACCCCCAGACCCTTCGGCATACAGAGCGAGCTTAAAAGTGCCACCACCCGAGTTTTTAAAGTTGTGAACACCTTCTAAAAGCTCTTTTTTAAAAGATGTGCACATAGCTTGTGCTATAGCCATATCTATATTCTCCTAACGAGTTCAGCCATTTCACTGTTTCCAGCCTGTGACATTTTGTTGGCAATATTAGCACGTTCTTCACGCCGCGCCAACTCCATGTAATGGTATAATACATCACGCAGATGGTTTTGAAAAGCCTCCGCCTGATCCCGTATGGCAGGCGGAGCTGTGTTAGAAACGGACATAATCTTATCCATTGCCAACTCCACTATCTGCTCGGTGCTATGACCTCCTCCATCAGAAGTCATTACGCTAACCGAATGTACTTGAACGCCTGTTTCAAAACTAATCATCTTTTTCCTCATAACTCACGTTGGGTATGTCATGCCTGCCCACTAAAACTGGAGCTTTCCCATCAATTGGTTCAGGAGGGGACAAACCTTCTTCCTCTAGATACTCAGATATCTTGCTTTTTTTAGATACGATCAACTGATTATCTACCATCCTCTGCACTAAAGGGTCTTCCAACCTGTGATAACCGTATAACTTTTCATCTTCCGGCACATTAGTATCTAAAAGACCCGAACGAGGAGCAACTTCAACAAAAATCCCCCTAGACAAAGCCACCGCGCACCAAAACTCTACACAGGACCTTCCCGCTTCACCAAAATGCAAGTTTTGTTTGTAGCTAAAATCTATTCCGTACAAATAAAGCTTTGAGACTTTTGAATAAATTGCAAAAGCTAAAGCATATGCAACGGTATTGTTAAAATAACAAAAAGAAACATCGTTAATAACGTCTTCTAAGGGGTATTCAACTATCTCCGGAACCCTCTCGTCTAAAGCGCAGGAGTAAATAGGCCCCTTGTTAGGCATATCAAGTAAAAAATCTCTAGCAACCCCTGTTTGCAACCCCGCCTTTACATCATCTAAAAACCTTTCAGCGGGATCCATCATAAAGGTGCGATCAACATGAAGCACTGCTCCTATGCTGTTTATGCCCCAAACTTCGTCAAATGTTTTTGAATTTATTCTGTGTAAAACGTAATCACTAAAGCTACCGCCCATTGCTACGATAGCTATCTCCTTACCCTCTAAAGTTTTTTTCATTGTTTTTGAACTCTTGTTAAGCCCTCTCTGTAAGCATCTGTGTTTTCTACACCCTCTGCGTAAAGTTTTAGTCGTGTTGCGGCCTCGACAAACCTTTTTTCATATTCCTGAGATAATGTAGGGTCTCCCTTCATAAATATATAAGCATCAACAAGACACCCATAAAGCAAGACGTCTGGTGCATTTTCCCCAAACCAAGATGTTCCGCTAGTTCCGGTTATAGAAGCGGGTCTATAGTAATAGTGTAACTCGCAAGTGTAGGTATCGTCCGGTGTAGGAGCTAATATAAAGTTGTTTACGTCAAACAAACCATAATATTTTGGAGTGCCCGTAGTGGCAGGATTTGGAGTGTGTTCTTGCAGAAAATTTACATCTTTTTGGAGAAGAAAGATGTTTTCGTTATTTTTTATCAGAGATAAAGAAAAAGAAGACAGATAATCGGAAGGAACGGCTAAGAACTTATTTCCAGAACTGGTTGCGGCAGTAGCATTTTTTCTAAAGAAATCAAGGTCAACAAGCTTTAACAAACGTTCTTCTGTATTTCTTATAAAGTTATCAAGATTGTTAACAAACGTGGTTTCGCTGTTTTCGGTGTAGTCTTGAATAGCCGTTTTTAAAGTGGTGTGTGTATATGTCATTTTTTATACTATTGTTATGTTTCCGACCATGCTGCTATGATTAGTGCATTGATACACTAATGATGTATCGCTTGGTTCATGTGGCACGATAAACTGAGTCAAACCTGTTGTGCTATTAAAGTTTTCTGTAACCCCTGTTGTAAAAGCAGAGCCCCCGTTAGATGTCCTAATCTGCAAAGGATGACTGCTTACGTTTGCGGTATTGTCAATAAGGTATGTATGACCTTTGTAGAAGGTAAAGTTTGGGTTGTCACCAGAAGTGGCTCCCGGACCTGTAAATGTAAAAGCACTCGAACCGTTTGTTCCAGCTACATATTTAGTCACTGGACCTGTTGTTTCATCATTTAATCTAAGCCAAGCCCCACCATGAGCAAAATACAAACCACCTGTCGCATGAACATGAGCAATCGCACCATGATATGTTGATGCGCTAGGCAAATCACTCAAAGCAGCGTAGTAAAAAACAATTTTGTTTGCTCCAGAACTAACATCTAAAAGACCGTTTGAATCTATGATATCAGTTAGAACGCTAGAACTGTTTCCTAACGCTGCATAAATCTCATTAAAATTGTCATTAATCTTATCCGCGCCAGCACGAAGAGTATCGCCAGTGCCATCGTTTGCGCTTGATCCAATTCCTACTGTTTGTTTTGCCATTTAAGCCTCGTCAAAAGTCTTATTTGTTGCGTCAAGTGTAACACTTGTCGAGTCAAAGGTCGATGCCGATGTTGACGCTGATATTGTTACAGATCCAAGTGCGCTGGTAGAAGATACGCCTGTTAATTGTATTGGCGTAACAACGTCACCTCCAAGAGAAACAGTTCCAACAGACCCTGTTGCTTTTATTTGCACAGGGTTTGAATCTTCTACTGTGGGTATGCCAACATAAACTACGTAAGGTTCTTTTCTTGCGGGTCTAGCATCTTTTAGGCCAATCGCGTCAGAAATTCGAGTGTAAGGCTCCAATTGAGGATGTTTTGGTTCATATTCATCTTTACCAACTAACAGACCGTTCCACTCTTTACGCATATCTTTATACCGATACCGTAACCCGGAACGATCTGATATAGCGTAAGAGTTTTTTCCTGTAGCAAAACGAGCCATTAGTTCACCCTAAAATATTCGTATTGGGGCGTAACATTGAAAGAAGCTCTGTCTCTGTCTTCTGTCAATGCTCGTTCCATCTCCTCTTCATACATTGCTTTTAGTAGCTGGACACGATTAGGGGCTCTTTTTATAGAGATGTAGTAAGAAAGACCTGCCGCCAAACAGGGGTAAAACCGAAAAGGCATATCTAATGTGTTCACTTGTGTATCCGCATCATCCATGCGAACTAAAGCGTCAAAGTGAATTACATCAGTGCTATTATCAGGCACGGGCCAAACCTTTAAAACAGGAGTTACTTGTCTGTCTAAGAAGAATTGATTGGGCCGTCCATCTGTCGTCTTAGTTGGAATAGATAAGTAAGTGTCTCGGCTAATCCGATCTAAAGGAAAATCTGTGGAACCACGACGAACGACAACAGAAAGAATATCAATAATGTCCGCGTCTAACGTATAATTACCTGTGCTAGAAACCATTGAAACTGTGCGCTGTTTAATTGTCCACTGGTTTAAACCTCTATTTGCCCATTCTGCCAGCATTAAGTTAAGAGAACGCCGTGCGGTTTTTAAGTCATAACCAGTTCTAACCTCTAAGCCGCACCGCTCAAAAGCCTCTTCGATATAGTCCGATACATCAAGTTCAAAGTTTTTACTGCCAGAAGTTGTCATCACTCATCTTTCGCGTACAAGTTATCAAATATCTGATTTACGTCCATTGTATAGTCTAAATCTGATTTTGAATAGTGTATATGCTGAGAGGGCAAAAAGTCGGGTGCGCCGTCTCCTGTTTCAAACCATGCCGGATGCGTGACACGAACGCGATTGTTTGGCAAGGCCACTATGTTTCCTGTCCATTCTCCTGCATCTAACAACTCCAACACGTGACTTTGTTTATGTTGTGCAGGGTCGTCAGCAATCTCACTTTCTGTATAATCTACAGTAAAGTAATACTTTGCAGGAAAGAAATTCGGTCCTATTTTAGCCAACCACGGACAAGGATGCGCTCGGTCTAGTCGATAAACAGCGTGAGTATGTGACATACAATCCCAAGGCTGAGCGAGATGGACCGGCATAGGTTCCGGCCACTCCTCCAAGGGGGTATCCGCTACAAGAGCAGTTATGGGCATACGAGCCCACATTGCACCCCCGTGCACATTAGGATTATCCGTCCCGTCTGTTTCGCAACCAGTAAATATCATTTGAAAGCTCAAACAACGACTTGGCATGGTTGTAACGGCAATCGCCATAGCGTGTAAAAACTCGCCATGATAATTTGAATGGTTGCACGTGTACTCTCTTCGCACCCAACATTTAAAGTGCGGTATGTTGCTTTGTAAATAAGGCAAATTACTTTACCTTACCGCCCTTAGCCATGCCCTTCTTCTTCATCATGCCGCCACCGGCCATCTTTTGGACTTTACCGCCTTTGGCGTAGCCTTTTTTCTTCATCATGCCGCCACCGGCCATCTTTTGGACTTTACCGCCTTTAGCCATGCCCTTCTTTTTCATGCCGACAGCACCACCTTTGGCGTAGCCTTTTTTCTTCATGCCAACTTTGCCACCTTTAGCCATGCCCTTAGACCGCATATTGCCGCCAACAAGAGTGGCGGAATACTCATCCATTGTCATAAATTCTTTTGCCATTTTTAGCTCCTATGCTTGACTTACTGAACCTTTGGTTCGTTTTCTACG